GTCTCACCTTCTTCGAGCGCATACAGACAGTTCTTGCAATCGGGGCAGAAATTCATCCTTATGCCCTTATATACCTATCCCACATTGAAATTCGTTTTTTCGGACTCAATTCTATGCGTTCAAAACGGGTTCGACCTCAGAACATTCTCTGAGAAGTACACACACCCTCAAAAAATGGCTGCACCGGGTGGACTGCTCAATTTCCTGGAAAAGAAGAAGGTGACGGGAGCCGGTGAACTGCATACGCACCAAACTCTTCCTCCGGCCCCGGCCAAGTTCTTTATTGGCGACGACGATCTCCAAGAATTCTACGAACTGTACCACGAATATGTGGCAACCTGGAACAACAAAATCCCCCTAGTTGAATCTCCTCATCCCGCACTTGGTCTATGCAAGGTTGATCTAGATTTTCTCTACGAACCCGGGACCACGGCAAATCTTCACACCCGTGAACAAATCGTCAAGTTCTCCACCGAGTATGTGAAGACACTGAAAACCTTCCTAGATTCACCGGACCCAGTAGAAGTCTATGTGATGGAAAAGAAGCTTCCGGTCAAGAAGGAGAAGGGTATGGGTGGGGGTGTCCATATCATGGTCCCGGCGATGCGGACGAACAAGTATATTGAGATGGCGGTGCGCGATATTATGCTGACGAAGATGTCGACAATCTTTGAGAACCTGCCGCTGAAGGAGAAGGAGTGGTCCAAGGTCTACGATAAGGCCGTTGCGCAGCGATCAAGTGGTCTTATCATGTACGGCGCTGCAAAGCCCGGGGGTCTTCCGTATCTGGTTGCGTACCGTGTGATGGTTACGGGTGATGAGGCGGTCGTGGATGAGAGCCCTGTTCCGTTTACGATAGATCTCCTGCGCAAGCTGGATATTCGTGAGCGAGATCCTACGAAGGAGACTCCGATGACGGAGGAGGGAAAGAAGCAGTATGGCGATCTTCCGGATACAAGCCTGGAGAATGTACGTATCTCTGGAGGTAGGGCGATTGCTCCAGCTCGCGGTCGTCCCCAGGAGCGTCGTATCCCGGGATCTCGCGAATCGTCTCCAAACAATATCGTGATTCGCCCCCTGTCGCAGGAAGAGATCCAGAATATCCGAGAGCATGTTGCGAATCTGGCCGATCATCGTACGACCGATTACAACGAGTGGATTGAAGTGGGTATGTGCCTCAAGAACATTCACCCAGAACTCTATGACGAGTTTGAAGAGTTTAGTCGTCGGTCAGATCAGTTCAATGCTCGCGAATGTATTGCAAAGTGGAATTCGTTTGGATTCCGCAATCACGGTCAAAAAATCGGTATGGGTTCGCTGTTCTTCTGGTCCAAGATGGATAACTTCGAAGAGTACAAGAAGATTGAGGAACGCAATGTTCTCCGAAAGATTGATGCATCCAAGAGTGGAGCAGAGTATGACGTAGCATCGGTCGTTCATTCACAGTTCCGCGACGAGTATAAGTGTGTGAACTTTGGAAAGAATGTATGGTATCGGTATATCGGCCACGTATGGGTAGAACTGGATAAGGGTGTCCAACTTCAGCAGGAACTATCGGTGACGATCTTCAAGCTGTATATTCGGCGGGCAGGGTACTACGGTCAAAAAATTATTGATGGTGAGGCATGTCAAGCGAAGGATCCAAAGGCGTGCGGGTGTTCCTATTGCAAGGATCTCATGATGCAGCAGGATCTCATGAAGGTAGCAATTCAGTTGAAGAAGACGGCGTTCAAGTCTAATGTCATGCGGGAGTGCCAGGAGTTGTTTCTGGATGAGCAGTTCACCAAGAAGATTGATGAGAATCGTACGCTGTTGGCATGTGCGAATGGTGTCTTTGATATGGACAAGTGCGAGTTCCGAGACGGGAAGCCCGAGGACTATGTATCCTTCTCCACCAATCTTGACTATGATAAGGACAGGTCCTACAAGGATTTCCGGGAATGGAAGGAGATCGAAGATTTCATGCACAAGATCTTCCCGATTAAGCGTGTGCGCGAGTATCAGATTCGGCATCTTGCGCGGTGCCTGAACGGCCATGGAAACCAGAAATTTCATACGTGGACAGGTGTGGGATCAAACGGCAAGTCTATGCTCATCTGTCTGATGGAGTCAGCGCTGGGTGATTATGCATGTAAGGTTCCAATCTCGCTGCTGACGCAGGGTCGTGGAAAGTCGGGTGGGGCATCTCCCGAGGTCGTGCGTCTGAAAGGTCGGCGCTTTGTGACGATGCAGGAGCCGGATGAGTCGGTGCCGCTGAACACGGGTCTCATGAAGGAGCTGACGTCCAGCGAAAAGATCATTACGCGCGACCTATACGCCGGATCCAAGTCTATGATTGAATTTGAGCTTCAGGCAAAGCTGCATTTGGCGTGTAACGACAAGCCGAAGATCAATACGAACGATCAGGGTACTTGGCGTCGTTTCGTGGTGATCAACTTCATCTCTAAGTTTGTTGCTGATCCCAAGGGTCCTAACGAGTACAAGATGGATATGCTGATTGAGCGTAAAGTCAAGTCGGACGAGTGGGGCAAGTGTTTCCTGGCGTTCCTCATTCAGACATACAAGGCACATGCGAATGACGAACTGGTTCCTCCGGCGGAGATTCTGGAGTACACGAACGAGTATCGTGAGGAGAGCAATGCGATCATGAAGTTCATTAACGAGTATACTCGTGTGGCGGTGGACGGCGAGGAAATCGTCCCCGTGAGAAGGCCGACGCTCTCGGATAAATTCAAGCAGTGGTGGGAGACAAATCGTGGTACTCGGGATTGGAGTATCCAAGGCATGCTCAAGGAGATTGAGACGAAGTATGGAAAGTATACGTATGGTGGCTGGACAACATTCCAGATCCGCAATGATGTGGATTAGACCGTTTAGTGCTTGCGGCTGCGGTGACGGCGACCGGCCTTCATCGTGTGCTTACGGTGGCGACGACCGCCCTCGGCCTTGGCGGTGTGCTTACGGCGGCGGCCGCCCATCTTTAACATACGCAGAGTCTTCTTGACGATTCCGCCGATGAGAGTAGACATGTTTGGTTTATTTACTTACGAGAATGCTTTTTTCCGCGGTGGCGACCTCCAGTCTTTTTATTCTTGCGCGTGCGACGGCCGCCCTCTAGAGACTTCTCTGTCTTCATACGGTGCTTACGACGACCCGCGGTAGGAGACGGTGTGAAGTCTGACGGAGGGTTGGACGGAGCGGGTTTGGACGCAAAGAGTCCAAAGGGGTCCCACCACTTCTTGTCCGACGTACCGGGATCGATGTAGGGAGAGGCGGGGGACGTCATCTGACCGAATTACTTGTAGCGTAGATTTATTAATTTTAGACGCAGAAGGTAATGGATACTAGGGCATGGGGGCCGAGTGGGTGGCAACTACTCCACCTAATTGCTCATCAACCTCACCAATCAAAAGAAGCTGAACAACTTATGATGACCATGAAAGATATTTTACCATGCAAGTTCTGCAGAGAAAGTACCGCAGTGTTTCTTCATGAAGATCCGCCAAAGCAACCCCTCTCTAAATGGCTTTATGATCTCCATAACCGCGTGAACAAGAAACTTAGGGATCAGTGCAAAGATGACCCTCGCGTGATTTGTCCGCCCGCAGATCCTACGTTTGAAGAGGTGAAGACACACTACGAAACCCTCCTGCAAAAGGAACCAAATGCTCCTCCAGGCATGGATTTCCTGTTCTGCATTGCGTACAATTATACGCCTACGCCAGAGAAGGAGGGTATTTACCGCCACTTCTTTGACCTATTATCCGATGTCTACCCATACGAGGAACTACGTGCAATCATGAAGGCACAGATCCATACATTCTCATTCACCTCCAAGAGGGCACTGATGAAGAGCGTGTATACCCTTATGAAAAAATTGACGAAGGCTACACAGTCGGAGGCGATTCTTCCATCGTTTGTGGGAGTGTTTCAGCGGTATGGGTACTATGCGAGTACTTGTAATCGGGGAAAAACGTGCCGCAACGGAAAGCGCACGAAGAAGCGGGATCATCGCAAGACGCATAAGGTTACGCATGCTCGTCTGATTCACTGACCCTGATCCTGACGACGAGGCACAATACCATCAAAGCTCCAAGCATGGTAGTGGCTCTTGTATCCCCTGTTCACAACAAGCTCTCCGATCTCTTCCATTCTGCCATCTTCAAACATCATCTCTACATCGTCCGCCGCCTCCCACCCCTGCTCACGAATAAGGTGGCTCATCAGATGCCAAATTCCATGGAGTGACGCCTCCATGATGATCTTGCGAGTATGGTTGATGAGAACGTACCGCCAGCCCATTTATATTAGACCGATGGGGACTTTTCGCATATTAATCATGCGTATGAAAATCGCACGCAATCACCATTTTGTTTCCATCTTTCACCCATTGCCACACCATTTCAACATTGTTTCCTAACTTTTTACCTAATCTCTTAGAAGCCATCATCATCTTTTTGGCTGTGTACTCGTTATTCACATACATTGTAAACAATAACATTTACACTATGGAAATAAAATAATACCCGTCGATCTAATTCTTACACGTCTTTCTAAACCATGCACGCCCTTTGGCGGTCTTCTTGGCTTTCCGCACAAGATCGGCGTCGGTGGTATAATGTGTCTTGCCGCACGTCAGCATACTGGCGGCACGAGCATACCCCCACTGTTGTTGCGAAGCTCCCGGACGATGACCTGTGCGCCACGCTGCCATTCCGCGGTTATAGGATGCCCGCACGATTGGAAGCGGGACACCCGTAGCTTTAGAGTATGCTTGGAGACCATGGGCTTCTGGAAACGTCTTCTTCCATTCACGAACATATTTGGATGTCCTTGTTTTCACGCCCTGATCGGTCTTGAATGGGCGGTATGCCCGAGGATCTTTCCACGACATCTTGCGACGACGGGTGGCCGTGCTTTTACGTTGTTTGTTTTGTTTTTGAGTAAGACCGGTGAAATACCGCGCAGGCCAATACATATCTTATTCATATGCTACACCAATTTCTCAAGAGCATGCCTACACGCATTCTGTTCGGCCTGTTTCTTGGTTGTGGAGTTTCCTGTCCCCAGAATCTCACCGTCGGGTTTGCATACGGCCATTGTGAACCCTTCTGCGCCGTCCTCTATCATTTTGTAGATAGGAGTAAACGCCATCTTTTGCTGGCAGAACTTCTGCATCCGGTCCTTGTAATTATCGTCCTCCCGCAGCATCAGGGGAATATCCAGATGCGTCTCGATCATATTGATCACAAAATCATTCACCATCTGGAAATTCATACCAGAATCAATCCAGAGAGCGGCAATAAAGGCTTCCAGAACATCACCGAGCTTCTCAATGTTCTGTCGGCCGTGGGCGGGAAGCATTTCCTCCACGTGCTTGGACACTACAAAGAACTTGTCCAGCCCCAGCTTGTCCCGAGCCAAGACACCAAGCGTTTTGTTTCGCACAATGAGTTTGCGGGTATTCGTAAGGAACCCCGGGGCTTCAGACGGGTATCGCTCGCACAGGTAATTGGCCACAACAGCCCCCAGAATGGAATCGCCCCTGAACTCAAGTTGCTCGTACGATTCATCCTGGAGATCAAGGACTCCAGCGGGGCACTTTCCGAGCACAGCCGGTTCTCCGGTCAAGGTCGTATACTCAGATCGTCGCACGTAAGTGGAATGAATCATCGCCTTCTGAAAGATCGCGACATTCTTCACCTTGTATCCTGGAATGCACAGGATGCGCGATACATCCTCTGCAGTCAAGGGAACGTTCTTGGAATTGTAAGGAAAGTATTCGTTCGTAGTTGTGTTCATGATGGGGATATCTTTATATATACACTCACCTAACCTTAAAACTGGTTAGACAGAAATCTTCTCTTTTCTACAATCATACCAACGCTGGCGAAACTTCTCCTGTCCCTCCCCGCCATTCGGCGGCGCCTCAACCTCTGGAACTCGTGCCTACCATCCGTTCGTCCGCACTATGCCGTGAAGTGTAATAATCTAGAGGGAGTGCTAACGGAACTGCACCGGGGAGGGGCGGGATTTGACTGCGCATCGGCGGATGAAGTCCATCGTGTCCTAGACATCGGTGCTAACCCCACCGATACGATTTATGCGAACCCGTGTAAATCGCGCGATGAGATGTTTAAAGTTAAGAAATACGATATTCCGTACATGACCTTCGACAGCAAGATCGAGGGAATCAAAATCAAGGAAGAACAACCCAAGACCAAACCAATTCTTCGTATTTTTGTGGACGATAAGGGAGGAGCCCGTATTCCCCTGAACAGTAAGTTTGGGTTCCACCTGAAAGATGTGCACGAACTCTGTGATCGCGAACCTCGCTTCATGACGTATGGCTTAGCCTTTCATGTTGGCAGCGACTGCACGTCTTTGGCGGCCTACCAATCGGCCTTTGATACGGTCCGGGGATTCGTGGATGTGTTCAAGCATTCGCCCACCGCATTTACTCCTGAGCTCCTGGATATTGGCGGAGGATTCTCGGGATCAGCGGCAAATGACGACTTCTTCAAGGAGGAGTTGGCGCCCTATATTCGCGACCAGGCTAAAACACTGCCGTTCAAGCGCGTCATTGCTGAACCAGGTCGGTTCTTTGCCGAGGAGTGTTGTACGCTTCAAGTCCCCGTGATCGGAAAGAAGAAACTACCGAATGGAAAGAGGTGTATCACCGTGAACGAGTCAGTCTATGGCCTATTCTCCGGGGTCTTATTTGATGGGTTCAAGCCGGAGTTCAACTGCATTACGCGCAAGCCGTGGGCAAGCTGTGACAAATTCACAATCTTCGGGCGGACGTGCGATTCGGCGGATAAAATAGCGGAAGACGTGTGGTTGCCGAACGATATCGACGATTCAGACGTCCTGGAAATCAAAAATATTGGTGCGTACTCATGGGTCACAGCATCCAGCTTTAACGGGTTTCCTTTACCTCCGGTGGAGGTGATACCATCTTAGGAACATCCTTTTTCTTTAGTCTTTCTCCGCTACAGGTTCCACAGTGGTCAACATTCGCCCAGAAGATCTTGATAGAATTTGCCTTTTCAGATGTCCGGGTCCATCGGCCCAGCATGGGTTCAGGAACTATAAACCTAAACCCGAAGAGCTTACGAAACATTTGATTACTGTTCGTACATCCACATACATCTCTATCCGTTTTAGTTAAAAATACTGTCCTTGCTAGGAAGGAATGGGATGCATAGCGTAATGATCAAGAACAGGATAGGGACAACAAAGAGTCCCATCGGCAATACTCCAACTCCAATAGGAATTGCGATCGCAACGCCTACTGTAGTTGTACAGGCAACCAGCATAAATTTTTTCTTGTCCGACAGATGAATCATTTGTATAGATACCTTCCCGTCCATTTAAACGAGAGAACGACGAGTGCGGCGAACGGGCAGGGAACGACGACGAGAACCTCCCTTCTTTCCCTTGCCCTTCTTCGTGAAATAGTGAGCAAGTCCGAGTGCCGTTCCTGCAACGAGGGCGTCATCAACTACACCCGCACCTCCGCGATGCTTACGGGTATGACGACCACCGAGGCGCTTCTTCTGTCCAAAGCGCTTGGCCGCATACGATGTTCCTACCGCAAAAAGAGCATCATCAACGACACCCACGCCTCCGCGGTGCTTACGGTGACGACGACCTCCAGTGCAACCGCACCCACCCGAAGGATTTGGCTTTCCCTGTGCTGTATCTGTCTGATAATCTGCCGCAGTCGACATTCTGTATTATTATATGGTAGGACGAGTTTTTTGGAGAACGTATGGATGACTTGTAATTTCCTCCACGTCCAAATTTAGCGTATCGTGATACTTTGGCTGAATCCAGCGAGACAGGGCGTGGTACACGAGGTGATTCAATACTATTTCAGAGTCTACTTGGTCTGCAATATGCAGGGCTGATCGTTCCCAGTATCTCCATGATCTCTCCACAATAGGACGAAAGAGTTCTTGTAGAATCTCTGGGTAACTATCGGTCTGTTCGCGCGTGATAATCTCACAAAAGGGACAGAATGTACGAAAATATTGGCAGCCGCGAGGAATGTGGTACACATGCCCAGCTGCAAAATCATTCACTATCTTTTTGGTACGGGGGTCGTCCATACGGCAATACGGAGGAGATTGTGTGTAGTGCGTTACAAAACTCGGCGAAGTGAAGGGTTCTATATGTCTTGTAATCTTTACGGAGTAAGCCCTTTTTCTCTAGAACCTCTTCCAGACGAAGAAAAACATCCCGCAGCTCATCCTCGTGTGTCTGACCATCAGGCGTGACGGTTCGCACCCATCTCTGAACGGGTGTCGTCATTGTGATTATCATCCATATTCACGATACGCCTAAACGCGAACTCCTTCGCAACCATCTCTGTCTTCTTACGATCCACAATCCACTTGAACAGACCGTCCAGAGGACCCGAATAGCTTGCAATCAGATCCTTCAGCTCCTTCTGGGATAACGACCATGGCTTGTTCCACGTATCGGGACGCTGAACCTTAATGAACGATCCATCGTCCTGAATCTCCAGCTTATTGATTCCCTGAAATGCTGTGCGCTTCAGAATATCGCTCATCTCAGACTCTACAAACTTTTTGTCCTCGCGCAGCTTGTGGATACGAGTATTCGCGACTTTCAGCTCATCGTCCAGGGTCCGGAACTTACGTACGCACTTCACGAGATCGCGCTGGTCAAGGGTCGTCGTCATTCTATACTTGTATGGTGTCCGTTCTCTATCTAAAAAAGACATCCGTTTTGGATAATGGACCCGCGCGAAGTTGAAGCATTGCGGATTGCCTACAATAAAGAACATCCTCACGAACCCCCCGTCAAAAAGGGCACGGGAGCATGGATGGATATGACGCGCCGAATGAAAGATTCATGCAAGACAGGAACTCCCGAATGTCTGGTACATGCGCTCGTTCAGAAACCCGATGCCCCGATGTCTTGGAACACCGATGGAACACAGTGGCTGTCATCCGACGATATTGATGATAGCCAGAAGTACTATCAGAAACTGATTCCCGATTACTACTATACTGGCTCTGTTCCGATTGATTTTGATCTTCATTCAGAAACTGGGTCATGTCTCGTCTCCTCTCTCTGCAGTATGAAGCTTTCGGAGCTTTATAAAAAAGGGTACCGCCGCGTAGGTGTTGTGTTCAACACGGATCCACACAATGCGCCGGGCGAACACTGGATAGCGGCATTTCTCGACATGCGTCCCGAACTTGAGAACGCCAAAATGACGTACTTTGATTCATACGCTCAGAAACCCGAGAAGGAAGTTCAACGTCTTATGCAGCGGTGGAAAGAACAAGTGGATGAGATGGGGATCTTCAAGAAACCGATGATCTTATCGTATAACGCCACGAGGCACCAGTATAAGGATGCACAGTGTGGAATGTACTGTATCTACTTCCTTCACTGCTGCCTCTTTGATATTCCCATGGATAAACAGGTCCCTGATGATGTGGTGATGATGATGCGACCGATGTTCTTTAATTATAAACAACATCGTGCTAAGAAATAATAGAAAGGATGGACTCCCGCACCATCTTGTGGTATGTCGTTCTAGCGGCAATCGCCTGTCTCGGCGTTGCTCTCACCTCGCTTGCCTACGTCAATATGGTCAATTTTCCTCCGTCGGATGCTACTCTCACAAAAGATCTCGCCGTCTATTCGGATATCGTAAAGGCAACTCCCCTCGGTTGCCCGTCGGATGATGTTCTGTGCGACTACTATATGGCGTCCTCGGGATACACCGTGATTCCATCCACCACTGTTTACACCTACATTACCACCAATGCAATTACGGAAGTGATTAAGGGCGGTGCTCGGCTTATTGAGCTGGATATTTATGCGGTGAACGGAGACCCCGTAGTAGGACTCGCGGATTCTAAGACGAACGCGATGTTTACTTACAATACCCTGAAGTTTGAAGACTGCTGTACGACTCTCGCCAACACGATGTTTAATTCTGGAACGACATCTGGGTATGCGAACCCCTTTGTTCTTTCGCTGAACTTTCACTCGGAGGACAATGCGTTCATTACACAGTGTGCCGATATCATGAAAATGACGTTGCGAAAGTTCATGTTGCACAACGAGTATTCGTACCAGCGCAAGAATCTGGCGGTAGAACCTATTTGCAATCTGATGGGTAAACTCGTGATTGTGAGTGGAGGAAATACCAAGGGCAATGGAATGGACGAGTTGGTCAACATGTCGTGGGCATCATCCAATATGCGCCGGATGACGTATACCGAGGCATCACAGACATTTGATCACGAGGAGCTAATCGAATACAACAAGCGTAATATTACACTTGTGGTTCCCGATATGCGGTCATCGGAGGTGAAGAACAAGAACGCGGAAATTTGTTTTGCGTACGGATGCCAGTGGGTTGCGATGAACTACGGGTCGCTGGACAATGCGATGGAAGTGTATACTGGTCAGTTCGCAACATCGTCGTTTGCGATAAAGCCCGACCCTCTGCGTTACCACGCCGTCACGTACAAGAAGCCCGAGCCCCAGAGTGCCGGTGTATCGTTCCAGCCAAAGCAGATTACTTCGCCCATGTATGATTTCACAATAAAGTCTAATCAATGAGACAAATGGAAGGTGGACGCTCAGCATGGTTAAAGGCAGTCATGGCCGCGAAGAAGCCCGGTATGTCGCTGGGTGATGCGATGAAGGCGGCAAAGAAGACGTACAAGAAGTCCAAGACGGGCGGCACGCTCATGGAGAAGGCCGGCCCGATGGGCGGTCGTCGTCGCGGAACCCGCAAGGCGAAGGTTGGCGGAACCGCGTACGGATTCACGGGCGGCCCGTACACCGACTCTCAGCTGACGGACGGTGCGGGACGTTTCCCTGCGCTCCCGGACGCCACGTGGAAGGGTCCCTCTGAGCTGCTGGGCGGTCGTCGCTCTCGGCGCTCCAAGAAGGCGGGTCGTCGTCACCGCAAGGTAGGTGGCGATGGTTCGCAGCTCGCCCCGGTCGGTGAGAAGCCGGCGGATCTACCGTATGCGTCTCCTTCGGTCGCCCCCGAGTCCCACCAGTCGTCTGGACCGGTCGGTCCGGCCGATGAGGGTGCCAAGAGCGGACCCGCGGGCGTCGGTGGACGTCGTCGCCGCCACTCCAAGAAAGCGGGCAAGCGCCGTCACCATTAAAGGATTAAAGGGTGGAATAGATATTCCGAATATCGTTCTCAATAGGAAACCGCGAGAAGTGAGTGAACGTCCCTCCAATAAAACACGTTAGAAATCCCCATTCATGAGAAAAAGAGGGAACGTAGACCTTATCAAACACAGGATCTACCTTGAAACACTCCTTCATAGTTTGTTTACAGTTTGCGATGAATGCCCAACACGGGTGATCATTACAAAGTGAAACCGGCCCTACGTGTGTAGTGACGACAGAATGAGGGCTAAGAACTCGGCGAAGGGTATGCAGTATATCAATGTAGAGATTCTCCATTTCGTCTCCGTCGGGGTCCGGAAGATCAATGATGACGCCGTCATACGTTTGATCAGTAGACACAACATAGGTAAGGGCATCACTAAACACAAGATTCGTGTGGGGATCTACCAGAGAGTCCATGTTTTCAGGTAGATTTGTCTTCGCGAACTCCACGAATTCCCGATCCCAGTCGACTATTGTAATGCTGGTAGTAGTCGGGGATTTGTATAGGTTTCGGGCTGCGAGTCCGTCGCCTCCCCCCAGAATCAGAATCCGACGAGACTGTTGAAACATCGGGCTTGTGAGGAGGTAGTGATACCGATGCTCGTCCAGGGTAGAGTACTGTATCTCCCCGTCCATGATCAACATCGTGCCGTGGTTTACCGTTCTTACATACTGGACATGGCTCTTGGACGTCTGAAAGTCGTGAAGCACAGCAGACACATCGTACGTTACCGTCTGACCGTACTGGCTCTTTTCCGACATTGTTGCTGAAGAGGATAGCGCAATTTGTCCAGATATGCTGGATGTTGCTTGTCGTTTTTATTGTTTGATCGGGTTGTGAGTAAGTGCCTTCCATGATATAGGGAAATGAGATTCAAGGAGTTCAACAATAGCACGGGCGTATGCTTGGATTTCCCGCTGTGCTCCTGGATCCGTTCTGAGGAGTACGAGACGGGAATAGGCGGCCAACGATCCTGTTTCCACGAACTCAGTATACATTCCTTGCGGTAGAACTGTTCGCGCAATCTCGGGGGCCACATTGTGTTCTAGCAGGTGCTCGTAAAAACTCACTGCGGCATCACAGTGGTCCTTGATTTCAGCAGACAGGACAATGGAGTTTTCCACGGGAGTGTCCATGCTCCCTTGCTTGATCTTGGGATCGCGAGCACGTAGGTCTTCGGGAGATGGAACCCACGTCTCGGGCTTAATATCTACATAACGACGAGACACTTCGTTACGGGCAAACCCAATCTGATGGCGATACCATTCACGGGCCACAAAGATCGGCATCTTGATACGCAGCCGAATCTGGGGATGGAAAAAAGGGCTATTGTGATTATGTTTAGCCAGATAATTAATAAGTTTCTCGTCATTTGGGGAGAATTCGTGCGACTCCTTTGCAAACGATACACGGGCGGCATTGACCACCGTAAGGTCAGCGCCAAACACGTCTAGGACCTGGATACTACCGATACTGTCGGAGGCCTTCCAGGACATACTTATTTGTATATATAACCACACTATGCGTAATTCTAACTTACCACATACTGATATCATCAATCTTGCACTCACCTTCGGGCTCGGCATTCACCTTCTCCACCCGACTCTTAATCTGCTCACGGTAATCCACGAATGCCTCTTCCTCATTGCCTTCGGGTAGACGCGTCTCGTCCAGCAAGATGTCCACGAAACCCGTACCGCACGGGGGCTTCTGACCGAACATGATGTTGGCCGACACACCCTTCATGGGATCAAACTCTGCCGCCACGGCAGCATTAAATAGAATCTTCGAGGTCTCCTCAAACGACGACTTGGCGAGGACACCGTTGTCGTGCTTGCCCATCCCGAACCGGTTCACGCTCAGTAGACGACCCTGGTACGTCATGGAGTCCAAGAGCACACTCATGTGATGGTAGTTCACATACGCCTCCTCAAACTGCTCAGCAAACTCATTGCAGGTTGCCTGACGGGCGGCCTCAATACCGAACACATCCAGGACCTCATAGATATGATTGCTGAATGTGCGCGTCGTGTCCACGCTCTCGTGGCCCAGCAACTCAAACAGATTGGCGCCCTCCACATCCAAGACGTGCTGCTTCTTGGAGATGTAGCCGTTCACAGTATCGTCCCAGATCATTTCCTTGTTCACTTCACGGACGAATACACGCCCCACACCTTCCACACCGGAAATCACGACATCAAGGACACGCTCCTCTAGGAAGCGGAGGGTGAGTAGGTTCTTCACAGCGTCCTCTGGGAACACGATACGCATGACCAACTTCTCAGAATTGGAATCGGAGTACACGCACTGGAGAATGTGGAGACCGGCAGCTCCAAGTTTGTCCTGCACCAGAACCATATCCTGAATATTACGAGCAGCCAGCTCAGTGTCGTCAAACTCGAGGCGCATCACCCATTTGGAAGCGCACTCAGTCTTGCCCGTGGAGAAGCGCTGGTACGTCTGCAGGATCTCACGATCATCGGCCACGACCGAGTCGGTGGTGAGTGGGAACGGATCATAGTACATCCGCACAGATTTGGTGATGTCACGCACAGTGGTCTGCTGGATTTCGCGCTTCATCATGATTGCCTGTTCGTAACTATCTGCCGTAAGATCGGTCTTCAAGTACACGAAGTTCAGGGGCTTCTTGGGGTTGCGGGGAATATCCAGAAGTTCCTGAATACGGGGCAGACCCTGCGTGGCGCCGGCCTTGACAGTACCGGCTGAGTGGAAGGTGTTCAGCGTCAGCTGCGTCGTCGGCTCGCCAATAGACTGGGCAGCGAGGGCGCCCACCATCTCGCCGGGATGGACCTGGCTCTTGATGTAGCGGAAGCGGATCTCGCGAATGAGCTCGTCAAAGATCGCCTTGGTGAAGCGGTGGTCCAGAATACACTTGCGAGGAGCCAGGTAGAACCGAAGGAGACAGTGGAAGACCCGGTTCGGGGCAATCCAAGGCTGCTTCATCAACTTGGTGAGTTCGTCAATGATATACTGGGGGCTCAAATCAGTCTTGGTGGAGTAAGGATTGCGATACTTCTGAATCATGCGCTTGAGATGGACAGGAGCCAAGACCTCGGACTTATTGGTCATCAGGAACACGTGCTTGACCATCATCTCGCGATCGGCAATGAGTTCGTCCACCAGATCGGGAGCCTCGGTAATGGTTTCCGTCATGAACGGAGCAAGTTCTTCCACAGAGAGAGCATAGTTCTTGTAAATGTCTTCCAGCGTCATCTGACCTAGGTTGATCGGTTGAGACTCTACACACGTAGAATCAATACCGTCTTCGCCATAGCGGTACTGAATAATGGTCCCAGCATTGTTACGAACAGTTCCATCGTGCTCGACACGCATATCCTCCATCGTCTTCATCATACGACGCTGGATATAACCGGTGTCTGACGTCTTGACGGCTGTATCAATTAGACCCTCGCGCCCACCCATAGCATGGAAGAAGTACTCGGCAGGACGGAGACCCTGGACGAACGAGGATTCTACGAAGCCACGGGATTCTGCTCCGTCATCAAACTTCGTGAAGTGGGGAAGGGTGCGATCCTGGAGGGTGAACTGCACGCGCTTACTATCAATGATCTGCTGACCTAGGAGAGCAACCATCTGAGTAATATTGAGATCAGACCCCTTGGCGCCCGACTCAACCATTTGGACGAGACGGTTATCGCGCGGCAGGGTATCCATAACTTGCTTAGAGATCTTTGCAGATACGTCTTTGAGTGCCCCCTGGATCTGATTTTCTAGCTCTTCACCATCGGAGCGACCGCTGTTGTTGAAGAACTTTCCGGCGTGGACGTCGGTGAGGATCTCTTGGACACGCCGCCGACCTTCCGCCAATGTCGCGGCCACGAACTCCATCGTTTCCTTATTGGACTCTAGATCCGACGCCCCAGTAGAGAAGCCTGTGTGAAGATTAAACTTGGTCACGACGGACTGCACCTCGTTAATGAACTGACCACACCGCTCGTGGCCGAAATCATTGAAGAGAACATGGAGCACGCCCTCGGATGGAGTATTGAACGCACCCTT